CACAGTTAAGGCTAGCTGCTGCATTAAGGACTGCCACAGGCGCAACAGATGGGCAAATACAAGCAACTGAGGATTACATAAGCAAGACTGCTTTAGCGGTTGGAATAGCTGATGATGAGTTAAGGCCGGCATTCCAAAGGCTTGCGGTATCTACCAAAAATACAACCGAAGCCCAAGAGTTATTGACTCTTGCTTTAGATATCAGTAGAGGTTCAGGTAAAGAATTAGAAACTGTTACAAATGCTTTAGGCAAGGCTCAAGATGGTAATACTACTTCACTTGGTCGATTAGGTTTAGGTTTATCAAAGACTGAATTATCCACTTTATCATTCACTCAAATTCAACAAAGATTATCTGATCTTTATGGTGGCGCAGCAGCTCGTAATGCTGAAACTTTCCAAGGCAGAATTGACCGATTAAAGGTTGCATTTGATGAAGCAAAAGAAACTGTGGGTGTTGCATTACTTCCTATTATTGAAAGACTGATTGGTTATATATTCGAATATGGCACACCAATAGTTGATAAATTTAAAGCTGCTTGGGATGTTATTCAGGCTGCTATTGAAAGAAATAGAGAATCATTTGAGGAATTTGGTCAAATCTTAATCAATGTGGTATTTCCAATAGTTCAAAAGATATTTGGCTTTATGTTGGATGTCGGTGTTAAAGCAGCATCCGCAATAATTGATGCCTTTGGCAAAATAGTTGGGGCTATCACTCCAGTTCTTAATTTTATTATTGATGCAATTAACTTAGTTATTCGTGGATTAAATGCAGTTCGTGGTGGAACTGATATTGAACTTTTAAGTCCTATTGGTGCTGCTACTGGCGGATTTAGCGGAAGTGGGTTTGCTGGCTTAGGTGGCCTTGCAGGTGGCCTTGCAGGTGGCGGTGCAGGTGGCGGATTTGGTGGCGGTGCAGGTGGCGGATTTGGTGGCGGATTTGGTGGAACAGGCGCAACTAGCCTTGCTGATTTAGTAAAAAGATTACAACAAATAAGTGATGCTTTTGCAGATTTGACATTTCAGGTTGCTACAAATGGAATAAGTCAAGAAGAAGCAGCAAAACAATTTGATAAATTAACTAAAGAATTTGATTTATTACAAAAACAGGCTGATTCTTTATCAAATGTTTTACCAAGTCCATTTCCCGGAACTCCATTTGGTCAAGCTCCAACTGCTCCATCTCCCGGAACTCCATTTGGTCAAGCTCCAACTGCTCCATCTCCCGGAACTCCATTTGGTCAAGCCCAAAGTGTTACAAACATTTACGTATCGGGCTCAATAGATCCAGAAGGAACTGCGCGAGCTATTGCAACCAGTCTTAACAGTCAAGCAGCTAGATCGGTAACTGCGTTACGAGATAGAGTTAATTAATGTCAGTATTTACACCAGACTGGAAACTGACTGTCGGTGGGGTTGATTATACTGACATAACAATAAGCGATGTTCAGCATCAAGCAGGTCGCACAGATATTTATCAGCAACCCCTTCCATCATATTGTCAAATTACATTATTAGCATTAAATGGTCAGGTTCTACCTTTTGACATAAATGACAGTTTAGATTTACAAGTTAAAGATACATCTGGAACTTATGTTAGTTTATTTGGTGGAGATGTTACCGACGTTACTGTTGCAGTTCGTGCTACTGGATCAATTTCCACAGTTGTCGAATACACAATTATCGCTATGGGTTCACTTGCCAGAATTTCTAAAGAAATCTTTAATGACAACATTTCTCAAGATGAAGATGGCGACCAAATCTATGACATTCTTTCAGGCGTATTGCTTGGAACTTGGAATGATGTGCCAGCAGCTTCACTATGGTCAACTTATGATCCAACCGAAACTTGGGAAGATGCCGTCAATTTAGGGCTTGGCGAAATAGATCAGCCGGGTCTTTACACAATGAGTTCCCAATCAAATGTTACTGACACGATTTACAATGTGATTTCAGATATTGCAACTTCAGCCTTTGGATATATTTATGAGGATAATGCTGGAAACATAGGTTATGCAGATGCAGACCACAGGCAGAATTATCTTTTAATCAATGGTTATGTTGAACTAGATGCTCGCCATGCGTTAGGCGCTGGCTTATCTACAATTATGCGTTCAGCAGATGTCAGGAATGATATATACCTAAATTATGGTAGCAATTACAATCAGCAAGTTGATGCCACAGATGCAGCTTCAATTGCCCTATATGGCTACAAAGCCGAAACAATTAACTCTAGGGTTCATGGAACTGTGGATGCTCAGGCTATTGCTGACAGATATATCGATCAAAGAGCTTATCCAAGACCAGCATTCCAATCGATTACCTTTCCAATAACTAACCCTGAAATTGACGATGCAGACCGAGATGATTTATTAGGTGTCTTTATGGGCATGCCAGTCAATATAGAAAACCTACCTTTACAAATAGCCGATGGCTCGTTCGAGGGTTATGTAGAGGGCTGGTCATGGAGCACTAGATTTAATGAACTATTTTTAACAATCAATGTTTCACCAACCGAGTTCAGCCAAGTAGCGATGCGTTGGAATACGACTCCAGCACTTGAGGCTTGGAACACTTTAAGCGCAACTCTGACATGGGAATACGCTACAATAGTCGCATGAGGATAGGATAAAATGGCAACTACTACCAATTACAGCTGGAGCACTCCAGATGACACCGATCTCGTCAAGGATGGTGCAGCAGCTATCCGCACACTTGGTTCATCTATTGACACAAGTGTTAAAGCATTAAGCCCGGGAACTACTGCTGGCGATGTTGATTATTATACAACTTCAACTGCTAAGGCTCGTTTAGGAATTGGAACTGCTGGACAAGTATTAACTGTTAATTCTGGTGCTACTGCTCCTGAGTGGACTACAATTTCAACTGGTGCTTACACTTTATTAAGCACAACAACATTATCAGGAACAACAACAACTATTTCATCAATTAGCGGTTCTTACACCGATTTAATGGTTATTGTGAATAATCCTTATGTGAATGTTGCCGCATCTTTACGAATTGACCCAAATGCTACGGCAAGTATATCTTTTTCTGTTGGAGCACAGGGAAACGCTGTAAGCACTTCATCTGAAATTATTTCACATACTAGCAATCTATTGCCCATTGTCTCAACTGTGACTAATTCTTTTGCTTTATATATTCGCCAATATGCCAACGCGACTTTTGGAAAACCATTTCAATTTCATGGCGGCACTACTAACCAAAATTCTACTGTTAATAGAGCAGGTTTCATTCAAACAGCAAGTGCAATTACATCATTAGCAATTACAACTGCGGCAGGAACATCAACATATTCAGGCGGTCAAGTTCTAGTTTATGGGGTGAAATAATATGGCAAAATCAACACGACCAATGGTAAGAATACATAATTTAGAAACAGATGAAGTTATTGACAGACAAATGAACGATATAGAGTTTGCAGCGTATGAACAAAATAAAATAGCACAAGAGGCGGCACAAGTAGAAGCCGAAGCAAAAGAAACTCAACGCCAAGCAATCCTTGATCGTTTAGGTATAACTGCTGACGAAGCAAAACTAATACTTGGCTAATGAAGCCTTGGTTATCTAAAGCTGCTGACACGCTTCGCGACCAAATTAATGAAACATGGTTGGATCGCGATAAGCGAAGCGATGGGTGGATTGGTGATTCTAAACATGCATTACGAACAACCAAGTCGGATCACAACCCACGACCAGACGGAGAAGTTTGCGCGATCGATATTGACGCTGGCTTATCTGACGAAAAAGGGATTAGTCATGCTTTGGCAGATCAGCTTCGACTCACAGCAAAAAAAGATAAGCGTATATCTTACATAATCTATGCCGGCAAAATATGTTCTGCAAAGTCGCTTTGGCGCTGGGTCAAATATAGGGGCATAAATCCGCATCATTCCCATTTGCATATCTCTTTCAAACCAAATCAAAATGGCAAGAAGTTCGACATCCCACTACTGAAAGGCAATTAATGAAACTATCTAAAAAACACAAAGCAGCAATTAAGTCATATTTGAGAGCTGTGGCAGCTAGTGGAATTACAGTTGCCCTAGCAATAGTGGCTGACATTCATCCAGCCTATGCAACTATGCTTGGTGCAATTGTTGCGCCTATTGCAAAAGCGTTAGATCCAAAATCAGGGAGCGAAGCGGATTATGGAATTAATGCGTCATGACAGTCGAATCTTGGGTCGCTATCGTCGTTGGCGTATGCGCCGTATCAACCAGTTTATTAGTGGGTCTGCGCTTTCTTATTAAATCGTACTTATCTGAACTTAAGCCCAATTCAGGAACATCGATCAAAGATCAAATTACTAGACTTGAAGCGCGTGTTGATGATCTGTTTGTCTTAATTAGTAAGCGATAATTTCTGCTATGGCGAACACACGAAAACGCACACCACGCAAAAAGGTTAATCGGAGAGTAGTTCGCCAAACTCCTGAACCATTATCAAAACT